ATGGCAAAGAAACGGGCAAACGGTGAAGGCAACATCCGCAAGCGCAAGGATGGGCGCTGGGAAGGGCGATACACAGCCGGATATGACGAAAAGACCGGCAAGCGACTGATTAAAAACGTCCTCGGCAAGACGCAGGCAGAGGTAAAAGAAAAGCTGGCGAAGGCAGTTGCGGAAGCGGAAACTGTCGATGTGCGGAGAGCAGACGAGTACACGCTCGGCACATGGCTGCAAACATGGTACGAATTATATGCAAAGCCGCATCTGCGATTTTCGACCGCAGAGTATTACCGGCGCGGCATCGAACTGCACATCACGCCGCGTATTGGCGATATTCCGCTCAAAAAGCTGACCGGACGCGATTTGCAAGGGTTGTACAAGGACTTGCGGGAACACGGACGGCTCCGCGAAGCGCAGAAGGGAAAGCAGCCGGGGTTGAGTGATTCCACGATCCGCGGCATCCACACAATGCTGCACAACGCGCTCGACCGGGCGGTCAAAGAACGCCTGATCGTCCGAAACCCGGCAGATGACTGCATTCCGCCCAAAATCCCGAAGCACGAAATGAAGATATTACCGCCAGATCAGATCAAGTCTTACCTGACGGCTGCTGAGCAGCGTGGTGTCCTGCCGATGTTCTATCTCGAACTCATCAGCGGCTTACGCAAGGGCGAGCTGGTCGCGCTCCAATGGTCAGACTTGGACATTGAGAACAAAACCATCTCCGTCAGCAAGCAGGCAGGGAGAAACAATACAGGCGAACCGGACATCACCCGCCCGAAAACAGAAAATTCTATCCGCAAAATATCAATTCCGCAGGATGCCGTCGATCTGCTGGTCACAGAGCACCAAAAGCATCCCGGCAGCCCATGGATGTTCCCGTCACCCAAGACAGGCGAAATGTATCACCCTGACTCGATTGTGAATATTCACAAGAAAATTCTGAAAGACGCCGGACTGGAACACCTGAGATTTCACGACTTACGTCACACATTCGCAACATTGGCGCTGCAAAATGGTGTGGACGTGAAAACCGTATCGAGTATGCTCGGCCACTTTGACGCAGGATTCACACTCCGCACCTACACCCACGTCACACGCCAGATGCAGGAGAGCGCCGCCGAAAAGATGGGCAATTTCATGGCACAGGTCATGTAAAAACAAAAGAGCGGCGGAGAGGATGAGATACATATCCTCTCCGACGCTCTCTGGACATTTCGCCGTGTGGGTCACGGTGTGGGTCAGGCGGTTTTGACACCTGAAAAACCGAACAAATAAAAGAGAAAACCGGCGAAAATCTTACGATTTTCACCGGTTTCTGGAGCTAGTGGCCGGACTTGAACCGGCGACCTGCTGATTACGAATTAAAATACGCTCGAAAAGTCTACGAGTGGCTACGCTAAAAAATCCTTATTTCATGCGGGTTTGCGGCGTTTTCCCGAAAGTCTACGAACAGGTGCAAAAGTCTGTTTTGGTGTTCATAAGCACCAAATAAGCACCAAACAAACACCACGCAAGAGGGCCATCAAAGGGCAATTTTCTACCCGGTTTGCCTTGCGTGGTAGTGTAGAGGAAGGAGAAAGCGCCATGTCAAAAGTGAGGACAGATTTTTATTTTACCTATTCTTCCGAAAAGCTCAAGGCCGCCCGTGAGCGCCTTCGGATCTCGCAGGGAGAAACCGCGAGGAGAGCGCAGATCCGCGACGGGACATACAACGGCTACGAGCGGGGAGCAACTAAAACGATCAGCGGATCAAACGCCTGCAAGGTTGCCCTTGCGCTCCGGTGCGAGGTCTCTGAGCTGTTCGATAATTATGAAGCGGCAAGGCTGCATTTTTCATCCCGCGAAGCCAGAAAGCTGACGGAAGAAGATCGGAGGAGCTACGCCGAGAACAACATCGGGCTCGTGAGGTTTTTCGTAAACTCCTACCTGTCTCTATGGGACGGCGATTTCGACGAAGGCTTCAGCGAAGCGCTCGAGGTGTTTTTCAAGGCTCTGGTCGATTTCAGGAAGCCGGAGAAGGAGGAAGAAACGGAAACAGCGCTCCGGGCATATATAACGCGCTCGATCTACTTTGCCGGGCTGATGAGGCACAAAAAAGAGCACGAGGTTGATCTCCTGTCCCTCTCGGATCCTGTTTTCTCCGAGCTTGATGAAGGCGGCGCAAACAGCGGCGAGCGGCTGCGCTGTGTGGTCAGCCCCTACGACGTCGAGGAGCACGTTGAGGCTCGTGAGGAGCTACGCTATAAGCTGCGCAAAGCAGATCCAGCGACTCGCCGGATCGTCTACATGGAGCTGGATCTTTAAGGCCACGAAAAACGAACAAACCGCGCCTCGTCCCTCTTATGAGGGGCGGGGCTTTTTTGTGCTTCGCCAGCTCTACCCGGTTTGCCTGTTTCTCTGAGCATCTCGGCGCTATGATTAAGTCATTAAAACATAGGGAGGCGCCGCGCATGAACTTCGGGCCACTTTTCGTCACGGCTGGCATCGCTCAGGCCGTTCATGAAAGCGCCGGCTTTGCGTCTGAGCTGCTCGAGAGCATCCGCAGATACCAGACCGGCGACTGGGGCAATCTTTGCCCCGAGGATGTGCAGCTCAACGCGGAGGCGCTCAGGACGGGCGCCCGGATCATGGGCGCATACACCACGAAGCAAGGCGGGAAGATCTGGATCATCACAGAGGCGGCAGACGACAACGGCCGGCGATCTGCTACGACCGTTCTTTTCCCTGACGAGTACTGAGAGGGAGGTAGTGCCGTGAGCTGGAGAGGGTACGAAACAACGAAGGAGGCCGGCGCGCGATGGGGCGTCTGTTCGATGTGGGTGAGTCAGCTCTGCAAGCAGGGACGAGTCCCGGGCGCTGGCAAGATCGGCGGGATCTGGCTGATCCCCGACGATGCCCCGAAGCCAGAGGACGGCCGGATCTGGAACGGGCGCTATGTCGGCGCCAGCCGAAGGCGTCGGAGATCGCGGAGGGGATAACCGGCGGCAGCTCGCGAGTCTGAGGCGGCGGGCCAGAGATCTGCCGGCTGCCGGCTGTCATCATCGCGCCGGCGGCCGCGTGTGCTGCGCAGCCGCTCCCTGATCGGGGAGGTGGCCGTCATGATCGTGACGCGGCAGTACGCCATCACTTACGACGCTGTCCGGGAGGTTTACAAGATCCAGAGTGAGGAGGTGCCGATCTGCCCGAAGTGCGGGGCCGTTATGGCCGGCCACGGGATCCGGCGGCGCCACGCGATCGACTCCTCGGGCACTTCGCGTTGGTTCGAGCTGCGCCGGTGGCGCTGCCCGGCATGTCAAAGCGTCCACCTCGAGCTGCCCGACTTCATGGCCCCGCGCAGGCACTACGGGATCGACGTGATCCGAGATGTGCAGGCCGGGGGCGGCGAGAGCTGCCCCGCCGACGACTCAACGATAAGACGATGGAAAAACGCAAAACAGCTACCCGGTTCGCCTGTTCCTCCAGAGGCTCGGCCTGTATGCTTGAATGGTACCGGCGCGGAGGAGGAAACTACATGAACGGAAAAACGAAGAACGTCATCGCTTCGCTGTGCGCTGTTGCTGCCTTGGCCTTTGCCGGCATCGGCGGTTACATGGTCGGCCAGTCTCCGGCGCAGCCGCGCGACATCTCGGCCAGCGATCGGGTTGAGCAGCAGGACATGGTCGTCGGCACTGTTGGGGCAATCTCGATCCCGGGCTTTTCCCGCCTGAGCTTCAAGGCGGGCCAAACGGCTCAGAATGTCGCCTTCTACAATCCAGAGGGAAACACCTGCGCCTTCGAGATCTCGATCATTTTGCCGTCCGGAAAAGAGATTTTTCACTCCGGCCGGCTTCTGCCCGGCGAGAAGCTGGAGCAGATAGAGATCGACGCAGCCCTGCCCGCGGCCATCTACGAAGCGACGACGCTGCGCTATTCCTGCTTCAGTCTCGACGAAGCAGAGCGGGAGCTCAATGGCGCAGACACGTCTTGTATTTTGGAGGTATTGCCATGAAGAAAAAGGGGTTTTCCCTGATGCTCTGCATCGCTCTCGTGTTCACGATGTCGGCCAGCGCCTTCGCAGCAGATATTACAGAGGCCAGCACAACAGTCACCAAAACGATCGAGGCCCCACCGGCGCCGGATGTAGGCTCAAGCGCCGGGCCATCGAATGAGAGCAGCTACGAGATCAGCATACCGGCGTCCTTCTCGATGGATAGCGCCGAATTTTTTGAGATCACCGCCTCAAAAATGGAGCTCGAAGAAAAGCAGGAGCTGCACGTCATGGTCGACTATGACCGTACCTTTGGGCCTGACGGCTATTTTTACCTCGCGAACGTCGAAAACCTTTACCTGACGATCCCCTGCACAATCTCGAAGGGGTACTCCTCCGGGGTCTACTGGGAGACAATCACAGGATCGGATAATTCATCCGTCGCAGTCTTTAACAATATCGCCGGCACCACGCCGGATCTGTTCGGAGCTGTGAAGGTGTCAACCGTTGGCGCTCAAACTGCCGCCGGCACATATACCGGCAAGATCTATTTCAACATCCAGATACTGAACTACTAAGCACAGCCGCGCCGGTACAAACGCGGAGGGCCCCGGAGATCCCGGGGCCCTTGTGCTTTTATGTGGTCAGTTGCTTGGCTGCGCCTGTATGCCGCGCTCGGCTGTTTGCCGGTCATCCGCCAGTCTCCCTCCGGCCTCTCGCTTTTTCAGGAGCGGTCGCGCCAGGTTTGACGCTCGGCTGCGGAGTTGTAGACCACCTTGAGCCGCTGCGGGTCATTCTTGGCGTCGAGGAACTTGAGGACGATCTTCTCCCATGGCGTCCACGGGGAGCTGAAGGCGTTGAGCCAGAACGAGCGGACGCCCTTCTTGTAGGCGTCGGGGTTTTCCGCGATCCACTTGGCCGGCTGCCGGCGCATGGTCTCCTCGGGGATCAGGCAGCCGCAGGCAGGACAGGCCCACGAGACGCCGCCCTTCAGGCTCCAGACCTTCTTGCCGCGCACGCGCTTGGCCTCGGGCTCGAAGTGGATGGCGTCGAACACGATCTCGCTGTACTCCCCACACTCGGGGCAGCGGTGGCACCAGCGCTCCTGCGTGCCTTGGTAGAAGCTGGTCTCGATGTTGCTGGCGCCCTTGATGGTCGGAGTGGAGACCTCGACGGCCTTGGCGTTGTAGAAGGTCGCCTGCCGGGCCTCGGCCAGCGCCCACGGGTCGCCCTCGGTGCCGGCGCTCGTGGCCCAGCGGTCACGCTCGTCGCCGATGATGTAGCGGCGGGGGTGGATGCCAGCGCCGAGGCGCTGTTGGAGCCGGTCATCGTCAGCATACCGCCCGGGAAAGACTTCTGGAGGATGGTGTTGCCGCTGTCCTTGGCCTTGACGTCGTGCACCTTCGCCTTCAGGGGCTTGCTGTCCCGGATCATGGGGGCGACGCGCAGCCGACTGAACTTCCGGGCGTCGTCGATGGTCGGGTGCACATAGAGGATGCTGCCGGGGTCTTGGTCGATGATGTAGCCGATGATGTTGAGCTCGAGCTCCGACTTGCCGACCTGCGAGGCGGCGGCCTTTTTAGTCGTCCGCGTCATCGGAGAGCTCGCTCCATCCCTCCCGATCCCTTACCCGCCGCGCATAGACCTCGGGATCGTATTTGTAGGCGGCCAGCTCCTCGAGGATCTTGTAGACCTCGGCGCGGATGATGTCGGACGCTTCCGCAGCGGTGGCCGCGCTGGAGACATCCACGGCCAGACGCCCGGGCAGAGCCACGAGCATTGACCTGATGCTATACACAAGATCGGTCATGACGGCCTCGACATCCTCGCTGCGGTGCATGGTGCCCTCGAGCTCCTTGAGCTGGAGGGCGGCGATGTCTGCCTTGCTGCGCTTGAGGTCGGCCTCGGCCTCGAGGCGGCGCCCTTCGGTCTCGGCGTCCTTTTTGGACGGCTCCCGGCCGTTGGCCTTTGCCGTCAGGTATCTGATGTACTTCTGGATCGTCGGCAGCAGGTCGTAGCGGTTGGCGTTGCCCTCCTTGGTGGCCGCGATGACGCCCTCCTTGGTGAGCTGCTGGATGCGGCGGGGCGTCAGCTCGAACAGGGCCGCGATGGTCTTGCTGTCGACGAGCTTGGTGTTGGTGTTCGGCATGGCGTCCCCTCCTTTCTTTCGTGCTGCCGTGCCGCCCCACCATTTTCGTGAGGTCAGGAAAATGATCGACGCAGGCCCCGGGCGAAGCGAAACGGCCCGAAAAAAATTTTTGCTGTCTGCGCGTTTTTTGGGCTCGCCAGCACCGCAGGCGTTTCGGTCGCGTCACAGTACCTTCGGCCGTGCCGTGGGCCCCCGTAGGAGGCCCTGTGAGGCCGCGTGCTGCGCTTTCTTTTTCTGTGTGTCGTTGGACTCGCCGCTTCGTTCGGCTGCCGTGGCGGCGGCCCTGCTGGATGTGGTGGCCTTCCTCGGCTTATAGACCGGGCGCCCTCTTGATGTGGCGGTCTGTCCGTCTGGCTGCCTCGCTGTTGGCCTGCGCTGCTGCCGAGGGTTTCCGGTGGATCTACCGGAGGCTCTCGATCTGGAGCTGCGCGCTGCCTCCTTCATGGCGAGAAATGGCCGCCGGGCGTTATCCGCTCGACGGCCTTCTTTCTCCGGTCGTTCTTCGGTTGTCCTTCGGTCTGCCGCCGTTTGTCGGCCCGGCTCTGTCCGGTCGTCAGTCGGTTGCCCCTCGGTCGTCTCCATCGTTTTCCCGGCTCTCTTTGAGGATCTCGGCCAGCCGCAGCAGGGCCCGCCCGTGGGCTTTGTATGTCCTGTTCTGGTAGCTGTCCAGCCTGTCGAGGTAGTCCTGCCGATCTCCGTACAGGGCGGCGCAGATCCCGTCCCAGTCTGCCCGGTCGAAGTAGCGCAGCCGCAGCACGGCGCGCTCGTCGGGGTGTTTCACCCGCTGGATCATGGCCTCGATGGATGCGCGCTCCTTCTGTTCCTCCGCGATCGTCTCCTTGATCTGCTCCTCGAGCTCCATCTTCCGCATGACCATCAGGCCGGTGCGGTCAGACGGAGTGCCAGAGCCCCGGGGCATACCCGTCATGCTTAGCCCGGGCGGCGCGGCCATGGTCATCTCCATGAGGCCGAGGAGCTCGTACTGGTTGTCGATCTCTCTGAGCAGTCGGGTGTACTCCCCGAGCCGCTCCTTGATGTCGTTGACTGCGTCCTTTTGGTTCATCTCGGGCCCCTGCTCTGTGTAGGTGTCTCCAGAGCTTCCCGGAGCTTCCTATTCTCCCGAGCGATCTGGTCGACGTTGGCGTCCCATTTGCCGCCGTTGAGCCGGATCGTGGCCTGCTCGCGGGTGGTGATGCCTTCGCCGATGGCGAGGATCTCGGCCGTGATCTCCTTCGTGGGGTCGAGCTGGCCCTGAGACGGGCCGATCCACTCGGCTCCGAGGTATGCCGCCCGGAGCACCGGATCCGAGAAAAATCCCGGGGCAACGATGCGCCCGCGGGCCACGGCCTCGGCGATGAATGTCTCATAGATCGGGGTGCAGAAGTCGTCGGCAAACCACTTGCGCCTCATGCGGAAGGCTTTCCACGCCTCCATCAGAGCGGCCCGGCTGGCGCTGTATGAGCTGTTGAACGCCTTGAGAAGCAGGTCGGCCGGGATCTCGAGGGCTGCGCCCACCTGCTCGCAGATTGCGCGCAGGAAGCCGTTGAAGCCGCTGGCCGGTCTTTTGGGGTCTGCAAATGTGACATCCTCGCCGGGCTTCATGATGTTGATCTGCCCCGGGCCCATCTCGTACTCGTTGGGATCCCGGCTCACTTCCGGCAGGCTGCTCCCCACCTCATTGAACGGGTTGTCTCCCGCTCCCGCCTCCGTCTTGACGAAGGCCGTGAAGAAGCTCTCCACGACGGCAGCGGTCAGCTCGCTCTCGGTGTAGCGCCTGAGCTGGAGCAGGGGCTCGATGACCTGCGCGAGGTAGCTGACGCCTCTGTACTGATCCGGGCGCTCGCTCTCCATGATGTGCAGGATGTTCGGGAGCCCTGTGCGCCGGCCGTATGCCTCCACGCGGGCCCACTTGGTCTCCGCTGCCCCCAGCTCGAAGGGGTAGGTGCTGCGGATGTGGTAGGCGACGATCTGGCTGTTTCTGTTCACCTCGACGCCGTCGAAGATGGTGTTGCCGTTGGCCGCCTTCCCGGTGGTCAGCAGCATGGGGGTGATGATGCCGGAGCTCGTCGGGGTGGCCACTCGGTCGGCCTCGATCAGGTGGATGCGCAGCGAGTAGGGCATGAGCGGCGTCGGATGGTACCGCTTGATGACAGCGAACACGTCGCCGCTGACCAGCCACGAGGCGAGGGCGAGCTGCTGCATGGCTGCGAAGTTGTTGACGCCGGTGGCGTCGCACGCCCGCTTGTTGTTGGCCCACAGGGAGAACTCCCGCTCAGCCTGCGCCTGCCATGCGTCCGCTGCCTCCTGAGTCATCCCGAGCGCCTCGCGGTCGATCCGGCTCTTGAGCTGGAGGCCGATGCCGATCACGTTGGTGCGGTTGGTTCGGATGGCTGAGGTGGCGATCGGTGCGGCCATGTAGAGCATCCGGGCTCTCTGCCTGAGCGTCCAGTTGTGGGCGTCGATGTCCTCCTTGGGGCTGCCGCTGAAGGCCCTGAAGCCCTTGGTCGCCCGCTTATGCCAGCTCGCGCCGGCGTCTCCGTAGCCCTTGTTCTTAGGGTTCACTCTCTTGCTCATGTTCTCCTCCTTTTTGCAAAATCCCGTATTGTTCGGCAATCTTTACCGCGTCCTCCTCGCTCAGAGTGGTGGCGTCGTGCAACAGGCTCCAAAACTCACACACGTCCCCGACGTCGAGCTCGTCGTCAAATACAAAGGCGAGGAGCGCCTCGACGGATCCGGCAGCGCCCGCGCATATTGTCAAGCTCAGGAGAAAAGCAAACCGGCTGTCGTCTACTGGCTGCCCCTCAACGGCTTGAGCTCTCAGCTCGATCGTGACAACCATGGCCAGCTCGGCCCAGCTTTTCAGAATGATGCGATCGTTTCCTTCCATGCTCACAGCCCCACCTTGCCTTTGACGTATCGGCTCATGTGCCGGTTGAGGTTGTGTGTGTATCTCTCGTTCATGACCTCGACGATGCACGCCTCGAGCTCGGGCCGTGCCAGATCTCCGGTCAGCATTTGCGGGACGCTCAAGGTCTTAAAGACGTCGATCGGCGTTCTTGCCTTTCCTCTCCGCTGGAACGGGATCATTGGCGCGCCCTCGGCAGCTCCAGACTTTGCAAGGAATAGGCTGCTCCCGAGTATTTTCCGCTGCCCCTTTATGATCTCGGCGCTGATAGTTTGAACTTTGCGGCGCCCGGTCGATCCGTCGGCCCTTTGGAATGGCACAATAGACGTTTTGGCCTTCATTTTGAAATGGGTCGGCGTCAAGAGCCTGCCAGTGTAAACAATGCCTTTTTCGTATGCGTTCGAGATATTGGCTGCCGCCTTTGCGCCCTTGTTGGGCATTATTTCGCTCTTTTTTATCCCGTAGTATTGCGTGACGATGGTCGCCAGTTTTCCAGGGATCCTTCGCCGGGAGTCGTTTATTGTGTCGTTTCTGGCTTTTTTTACGCTTTTGCTCAGCCCGACAAAATCGTCGTACACCTTCAAGGAGCCCTTCGGCAATTTTGCACGGAAGGAGCTGATCGCGCGGGACTTTGCTTTTTTTGCGATTTTTTCGGGATCGAACGCACTCCCATCAGCGACGGACTTGATCTTCTCGATGTTGTCAGTGAAATTTTTTATTGCCCGGTCTACGCTCTTAAATCCGATTTCTTTGGAATAGACGGTGAAACCTGCAACTTTTACGTCAATTCTTCCGAGCATATTGCCCCCTCACTTTCGGTAAAAATCCCATGCCGGCAAGCAGCTTCGAGGGCGCCATCCTCGGTTATGCGCCCCCGCTCGTACAGGGCCGTCCAATACCGAAGAACGTCGTCGCCTGCGGCGCTGTCTGCCATGACCATGTAGGAAAGTGCGGCCGCCGGATCCGCTTCTCCGCTGCGCTGCATGATCTCCATCAAGAACGCAGCGCGCCGCTTATCGGCCGCTCCAGTGCAGATATACTGAAGCCGGAGCCGCGCGGTCAGGATCATGGCGAGCTCGCCCCAGTTTTTCGCTTCATGTGTTTTCATCTTCACGCTCCTCCTCTGTCCGCAGCTCCTTCTCGAGCCAGATCATGGTGTTTTGATGCAAACAGAGGGCGCGATGCCGGTACGCTTTGCCGTCGTAGAAGTCCGGTTCATCGCCATAGAGTACGCGGGCGATCGTCGCCCAGTCCATCAGCATCAGGTATCTCATGCGCAGCATCTCCCGCTCGTCCGGCGTCTGGCACTTCAGGATCAGCGCCTCAGCCTTTTCCCGGAGATCGCGTTCTTTTTCCTCGAGGATCTGGAGCCGCCCCGCATTTCGCGCCCGGTTGGCCTGCTCTGTCGAAGATGTGGCGGCCCGGAGCTGCCGCTCGCGGCTCACATCGAGGTCGTAAAGCGTGACGGCGTAGCCTTCGAGGAGCTCGTGCGCCGGGTAGCTATGGCCGGCAGCTCTGCCGGTTGTCACAAATATCGGGTTTCTATTCACGGCAGGATCCCCCCAGTCTTTCGAGGCTTCTGTTTGCCGCCCTCAGCGCGCACTTGTGAAGGGCGGGCGCCTTCCGCTTTTCTTTTATGCCGAGAGCCTCAAGGATCTCCGGCCAGTCCTCTCCGTCGATGTATCGGCGGGTCAGGGCTTCGCGGTGCTTCGGCATTTTAATCCCGGCCAGCATGGCGTCGACCTTTTCGCGGAGAAGGCGCTCCCGCTCGATGCCGCACTCGATCCTCTTTTGGATGCGAGAGATCAGCTCGTCGCGTAGTCTGTCCGGCTCCATTCCCTCCAGCTCCTCCACCTCGTTGATCTGAAGGTCAAGCTCCCGTTGCAGGTCTGCGTATTCATAGAGCAGATCCCGGGCGGGGTTGTGGAGCTGGTGAGCTGCTCTGCCGACTTTATTGATCTTCGCCATGTTCTTCCCTTCCTTTCGTGTTCAGGATCACGTCTGCCCACGCTGCCCGCTTTTGGCGGTGCGCCTCGGCACTCCACTCTTTGCGCTCAAGGTGTCGCAGCTCTTTTCGCTCCAGCTCGTCGAGTTTTATGACCGCCAACTCCACGGCGCTCACTCTGCTGTTTTTGAAGGCTGAGAACGTGCCCCGCAGGCTGTACCGCGAAATGATGTCCTCGCGGTATATCTGGAGCCTCTCGCTTTTCCTGAGCTCTCGGAGGGCCCGCTCCTCTATGAGGGCGATCTTTTTCTCCGCGATCTTCAGGTCGGAGGCGAGATCCTTCACCAGCCGGCTCTCGATGTACTTCCCGCGGATCACTTCGGCCTGCTCGCTGCTGAGCTCCTCGATGCTGTCATTCAAATCCGAGCGAAGGCGATCAAGATAGTCGCGATCCTCGACTGCGGCGAAGTCTCGGAGAGCGGTCGGATCCTCAACAATCTCCTCCAGCGGGCCGGCGTCATCGCCAGCGCCGAAGGGCTCGGATAGGCTGCGGGTGTTGTCCACTTTCCGGAAAGCGGTCATGGCTTTGAGCCGGCCCCGGATATGGGCGAACAGGTATGCCTTGAAACTCGCGCCGATGCTGCTGTCGTATAGCTGCGCGGATTGGATCATCATGAAGTAGCCCTCTTGCAGGAGATCCTCGACTTCCATGCCACGCGCTTTGGCTCCGCGTCTGATGTGCTCGCGCCGCCACTCTCGCCAAACAACATAGCAGATGATCCCTTTGGTCTGCTCGTATAGCTTCGGCGCCAGAGAGAGGTCGCCCTGCTTTATCATGCCGACGATCTCCTCGATGCTCTTTTCTGTTTCTTCAGGCCCCATCCCTTCACCTCCTCGAAGATAGCAGAACAGGAGAGGGCCCGCGATCGGGCCGCCCTCCGTTCCACTTTTTTGATGCTGTTTCGCCCCTTATGCCTGCGCGTCCTCCGTCTGGACTTCCTTCTCTACTTCAGACTCAGGCGCCAGAAGGATGACGGGACGAAGCTCGGATGCCGAGAACTTGGGGTCGGCGTTTACCCTGACAGTGCCGTCGCTCTTGATCGTGAGCATTTCGTCAAGGATCTTTTTGCTGGCCCTCGTCAGCGTCCAGAACTCCGCGTGAGTCTCGCCTATAACGTCCGAGTGCTTCTGGTACTGGCTGAGGCTCAGGAGCGCGATGGTGTCCTCAAAGGTCGAGCTGCCGGTGCCGTCGAGGGCGGTCAGATCCACGGTCATCTCGAGGAGCTCCGCGTGCTGGTCGTTCTGACTTAAAAGCTCCGGAAGGAAGGTGTGCCGGAGCACATAGCGGGCAAGGCTATTTTTCCAGTCGGAAAGGTCTTTTCCCCGGCGAGTGCTGAGATTGGCAAACGGCCGACGCTTGAGTAACTCCGGCACGCTGTCCAGCAGCGCATAGGTTCCGCTGCCCGTCGGCTCAATGGCGAGCCATCTGAAGCCAGAAAAGCTGAAGTGTTCTCCTCGCTGGATTTCAGATATTTTCATGATGCAGCAGCCCCCTCATCGACGGTTTTGGGCGCCTTTTTGCATTTGCTTGTAGAGGGCGGCCGCGTCAATAGCCTCCCTTTCTGCGTCGGTCAGCTTCCTGCCGAGTGCAATCTGGCGCAGCAGCTCGAAGCGCTGACGCTCTTCCTCGGTGGCGGTGGCCGGAGGCTTCATGGCAAGGATGTACGCCTCACGCTGCTCTTTGCTCATGTGTTCCAGCCTGCTCAATTCCTGCATGGTATCTCCTCCTTACCCTTGGTAGTAAATGCGCGCACGGGTGTCCTCGTCGAACACAAGGCCGGTAATGCTGCCGAACGTTCCGGACGGGTTAGAATACTTCGCGGTTTTTTCTGTTGCGAAACAGTTGTAATCGGGATCCTTTCTGGTCGTGCGGCGGTCATCTCCCGCCTGCGTTTTGATCGTCAGGTCTACGGGGCCTTCCGTGACCACGCGGATCCAGCTCAATCTCTCATACCCGAGCTTCTCGATGACATTCTCGCCGGCTTTAGCGTCGATCAACTCATCGCCGGGAGTATTGGCTTTAATAATTCTCATGGTGTTGCCTCCTTTGGTTTTGTCCTGTTTTTCTATACTTTGGCTTTTGGTCTTACCGGAATACTCTGCCGCTTTCCTATCACGGTGCGGAAGTCGGGGACAGGGGAGTCCCGGGCCCACTGGATAGGCTGCCGATGATCGCTTGGCTTCTCGGAAGTTTTACAGTCACAGCGCTCACCGGGGTCGAGGTGGCTGCCGCAGTTTGGGCAAACATGGTAATAGCTCATTTTCTGTTCACCCCCTTCCGCTTCTGTATCGGCCTGAACAGATCCTGCTCCCCTTTGGCCCGATAACGCTGCCGCAGCGCCTGATATGGGAGGCCGGCCGCCGCCGCTGCCTGCTTCAGGGTCATTTTCTTTCCGTCATATTCGACCATGATGCAGGTGCTCCGGTTGTTGTTCTGCTCCGATCTGGTGGCCCATCGGCAGTTTTCCGGGGTGTAGTCTCCGTCGTTGTCTATGCGGTCTATGGTTAAGCCTTCAGCGTAGCCGCTGCCAGTGGCCCACTTCGCGAAGGCGTCGAAGCTGCTCCACTCGGGGCAGACGCGGATCCCGCGTCCCCCGTATCTGTCAAAGTTTTTGTGCCGCGGATTGCTGCATCGGTCGTGCATATTTCGGAACACCTCGAGGAGCTTGTGAGCGGGAGGCTTGGGCTTCCCGTCCGGGCAGTCTGGCCCGCAGCGCTCAGCTCCTCCTCGGATGACGTCGAGCTCGAAGGCAAGGAAGCGGCGGCCGCATGAGCAGCGGCAGAGGACGACCGGCTTCCTATTGACCATACCGGCCTTGCCGATGACCGTCCGGCCGGCGCTCGACTGCCCGATCGTCTTGCAGCTGATCGACGGGAACGGGATCCCGCGCCCGCGCGGCCTGCCGATCTCCGACGTCGGGATGCTGGCGCCTTGGATGGCTGCGTCGCTCCAGTCCGGCCACTCGATCGTCGCCGAGGATTCTTTTCGGTTTTGTTCCAGCCTGAGCTTGAGGTATGCAGCGATGACCTCCAACGTCTCGAGCCTGTGCCGCTTCAGAAGTCTCTCGGTGCTGTTCTCGGCGACTTCCTGCTGGGTCTCCCGGAGGCGCCGGTTATTTTCAGCTACGAGCTCGAGGAGGAGCCGTTCGCTCTCTCCAGAAAGCACCTGATCCGGGCTGATCCTCCAGCTATTGGCGTTTATCGCGTCATTCGCCCACTGTGTCAGCTCGTTATACCCATCCATCATCGGCCGGCTTGAAGCCCCTGCCCCAGTCTCGGTCGGCGTCTGGATCGCGCCCATGTTCTCGCTGATCGCCTGCATCCATGCTCACCTCCTCACCGTTGTCCCAGTACCCGCCGTTGAGCCATGTGGCCGGGTTGGGGATGTACCTGCCGTTCTCCCTGCGCCACTGGTCGCTCCTCTTTTGGCGGTCGACGGCCTGCATGATGGTCTCGTGCAGCTCGGCCGCCGGCTTGATCTTGTTCCACGCCTTGAGAGCGTACTGCTTGCCGACTTTCTTCGGGTAGGCGTTCCAGAACTCGTCAAACCTGAGCTCGACGGGTGACTTCTTCGCCCCGTCGCTCCCCTCGCTCGAGGGGGAAGGGGGAGTAGTGGTCTCTGTATTGTCCTGTTCTGTCTGGTTTGGTTGGGTTAGGTACGGTAGGGGCGTGACATCGTCAGGCGTCCCGCGTGACTCCTCCGTGACTTCTCCGTGACCTTCGTGTGCCCTTGCCTTTTTCCTCTCCCGCTGTCTCTGCTTCCGAGCCCTGTCCTGCTCTCTGCGTGCCTCTCGCTGCTCTATCAGCCGGCCGGCATAATCATACCAGTCGTGAAGCGAGAGGCCGTCGTCGGTTTGGTCGAGGTAGCCAGCCGCCACGAGGGCCTCGATGAACTGCCCGGGATCTCCCTCCCACAGAGCAGCATCAGCGATTTCCTCGGGATCGTATTGATGAAGGTCTCCATCCTGCGCAAAGTCGAGGGCCCAGTACCAGATCCCGTGAAGGTGGCCTACCACGGTTGGAACTGACACCCCCAGCAGCCGGGCAAGTTTTTTCGTCTTGGGGTGTCGCCATAACTCTTGGTGGCTTTCGATCCACGCCATAGCATCGCCTCCTTTCTCCATGAAGCCGCCGGCTATCAAACGCCTATCCTGCGGATCCCGGTCGGCCGCGCCTCGGTCTCCTCAGAAACAGGGTGCGCGAGGTACTCCAGCAGCGAGTCGTAGTTAAGCAGCCGCCGGCGGCCCATTTTGATCGAGGGGATCGTGCCGGCAGCGACCAGCCTGCGGATCATGTAAACCGTGACCGGCGTGTTGGGATCCTCCAGCTTGAGCTCGGCGAGAGCCTGCTCCGGGTATCTCATGCGCGGCGCCTTTGCAGGGGCCCGCTCGGCTGTCATCGTGTTCATGCTGCCGCCTCCCTTACAATATGGTGAACAGCTCGGCGACGGGTCTGCCGAGTGCATCGGCTACCTTTTTTGCAGTCGAGGGGGATGTTGAGTTGCCCCGCTCCACACGGCTGATCGTCGCCTGTGTGACCTTCGCCTCATGAGCGAGCTTGGTCATGTCCCACCCGCGCTCGATTCGAGACGCTCTGAGCGCTTCGGCCTTTGCCTTAATCATTTTTTAGCTCCTTTCTCAGGTGTCGGGAGACGGAAAGAGACCGCCGAGCGGACTCATTCTCCCAAGGTGGAAAATGGTCTTCTCGGCGGTCTCTTCGACCATCGGCTTGCGATGGTGGTGCCCGAGTTCCGGTGCTCCGTATGCGGAGCCAGAAAATTCTTGGCTTCAGCCGCATCTTAACGATACACTTTCCAAACAGACGCACTTTTCCCATGTTGGGGTCTGTCTGTTTGGGCGGCTGATTTCGGCCACACAGTCACCGACGTGGTGTGTGGTGATGTCATCCGGTTTTAACAGATAGTTGGTGGTGTAGGGTCTGGGCTACTAATTCCCGTTTATCCATGCGCCCGATTCATTATCGGGCTTTACTGTAATATATCACCTCGATGCCAGATTGTCAACAATTTGTGCAAATATTTTAATTTTTATTTTTGTTCTTGCATTTTGTAGTATAAAGGTGTATGTTTATAGTGAAGGAGGCGACGCTATGATCGGCGACAAGATTAAACTACTGCGAGAGGCTAAAGGATTGACGCAGCAGCAAATTGCTCAGGATCCCGCTTTCGGAATTAAGCAGGGAACGCTATCGGCGTATGAGAGAAATGCGCGAGAGCCAAATATCGAAACGATCAGGAGGATCGCGGAGTATTTCGGCGTCACATCCGACTATCTGATCGGTATCAGTGAACACCAGACAGCAGAGTACGACGCAGTCGGGAAAGTCATCCCTCTATCTGATGACGCCATTGATGCCCTGCGAGGATATGACGCCGCGGTACTATCCACAATTAGCTCAGTGCTCTCGGCGTCGGCCGCGACGGAGTTTTTCGAGGATCTTCGCGCCTATGTCATGGCGTGCAGCCCCGGGCCCGAGGATCTGGCCGAGCTGCTGCCGATGGCCGACCACATAAACAGGAGCGCCCCGGCCGATCGTGTCGCTCTGGAGATGCTCACCAGCTACAAAAGGAAGCTGCTCGACAGGGTGCTGGATGAGCTATGCGAGGAGCTGACAGGGGCATCCGGCCTCAGTACATCCACGAAGCCGACAAAAGGAGGGGAACGCCATGGCAACAGCAGTAAAACGAGGAGATAGCTATAAGATCACGGCCTCATGCGGCTACGACATCTCCGGCAAGCAGATCCGCAAGCACACCACATGGACGCCGCCGGCCGGGATGACTCCCCGCCAGATCGCGAAGGAGCTGGAGCGCCAGAAGGTATTATTCGAGGAGCGGGTGAACTCCGGCACTACAAAGGACGGGAACATCCGGTTCGAGGACTTCGCCGCGATCTGGATGAAGGACTTCGCTCAGAAGCAGCTCAAGGTCAAGACCTACACGGGCTACGAGAAAAGCCTCGTGCGGATCAATCAGGCCATCGGCCACATCAAGCTCAAAGATCTGCGCACCGGCCACCTCAACGAGTTTTACAGAAACCTCGAGGAGACCGGGATCCGGGCCGACCTGAAGTACACCAGCAAGATCGACATCGGCGAGGCCATCGAGCAGGCAGGTGTCACGCGGACGGCCTTCGGGAAGGCGGCCGGAGTCGCGGGGAACACGCTGCGGATCGCCATCTCCGGCAAGAGGGTCAGCAAGGAAACGGCCACGGCGATCAGCGAGGAGCTCTGCCTGAAGCTCTCGGACGCCTTCAGGCTGGAGCAGCCCGATCGGCTGCTGTCCTCCAATACCGTCCGCTCCTACCATCGGATCATCAGCTCGTGCCTCGGGAAGGCGGTCAAGTGGGGCTACATCCCCTACAATCCGGCCGTCAACGCCGAGCTGCCGAAGATGCCGAAACAGGAGGCGGCATATCTGGACGAAGCGGAGGCCCGCCAGCTTTTGACGCTTCTGCATCAGGAGCCCATCAAGTACCGGGCGATGATAACCTTCGACCTGCTCTCCGGCCTGCGACGCGGCGAGCTGCTCGGGTTGCGCTGGCAGGATGTGGACTTTGAAAACCAGACCATCACGATCGTGAACACGCTGAATTATGCGCCCGGCGCCGGTGTCTATGTTGACACCCCGAAGAACGCCACGTCGGCCCGGCCGCTGAAGCTCTCGCCGACCGCCTTCTCGATGCTCCTCGAGTACAAGCGGTGGCAGGACGACCAGCGCGACGCCTGCGGCGATTATTGGAAAGACACGGTCGGCCGCGTATTCACCGGAGACGACGGCGCCCCGGTGTTCCCCGACTCTCTGACAAAATGGTTTGCCGCCTTCGTGAAGCGGAGCGGGTTGCCAGACGTCCACATTCACAGCCTGCGCCACACCTACGCGAGCCTGATGATCGCCGACGGCACTCCGCTCCCCGTGGTCTCTCGCAGACTGGGCCATGCACAGGTCAGCACCACGGCCAATATTTACGCCCACGCCATAGCGTCGGCCGACGAGAAGGCCGCACAGATCGCCGAGAAGTTTGCCGACGTTGTGACCACTCCCGAGGATTGTCAGGCAACAGGCAAAAGAAAAAGCCCCGCCAAAAGGCGGGGCAGGCTGGAGCTGGTGGGGTGACTCGAACACCTGACCTGCGCATTACGAGTGCGCTGCTCTACCGACTGAGCTACACCAGCATAATGAAGGCAAAAGCCTTGTTTTTGAGAATAAGCACCAAATAAACACCAAACCGACCGGAACGAGCCGAGTGGCAAACGGGAAAACGCTGATTTCATGCGGGTTTGCGGGCTTTTGGGCCTGCTTCGACCTGCTGATTACGAATCAGCTGCTCTACCGACTGAGCCACACTAGCATCCCGATTGCCTAAATAATATAGCACGTTTTCCCGGCCGCGTCAATCTTTTTTTCGCGGGGGAGCCGGTTTTTGTAAATGTCTCTATAATATGCACAAATGTCCGCGGGAAAATTCTATATTTCGATGTAGCGATTTAAATTGAATTGAAAGTAAGTTTATGGTATCATAATCGGGAAGTTTTTTCTTCAGGAGAAAGAAAAGGATGGACGCGGGGCGTCCGGAAAGGAGAACATATGGAAGCTATCATCAATTTCTTTACCGGTACATTGAATACCGTCGCCTGGCTGTATATTTTCCTGCCATGTACGATCGTCGGCGGTTTGTACCTGACGATCCGCAACCGTGGGATCCAGTTCACGCGCTTTGGCTACGCGATGAAGAACACGGTCGGCAAGATGTTCCAGAAGCAGGAGGCCGGCGCGGGCGCCGTCACCCCGCTGCAGGCCGTTACCACGGCGCTGGCCGCGACGGTCGGCACTGGCAACATCGTCGGCACCTCGCAGGCCATCGCCCTCGGCGGCTACGGCGCGGTGTTCTGGCTGTGGCTTGCGGCGCTGCTCGGCATGATCATCAAGTATTCCGAGGTCACGCTCTCCATCAAGTACCGGGAACGTGACGCCAAGGGCGACTGGGTCGGCGGCCCGATGTACTACGTCAAAAACGGCCTCGGCAAGCACTGGCAGTGGGTCGGCGTGCTGTTCTGCGTGTTCGCGGCCATCGCCTCCTTCGGCATCGGCAACATGTCGCAGGTCAACTCCATCGTCGGCTCGCTCAACGACGCCATCGACGCCTTCATCCCCGCAGCGGAAGGGGAGCGGAAGCTGCTGAACTTCATCTTCGGCCTTGTGATCGCGGGCCTGATCGGCGTGATCCTCTTCGGCGGCATCAAGCGCATCGGCGCGGTGGCCGAAAAGCTCGTCCCGGTCATGAGCATTCTCTATATCATCTTCGCCTTCGTCGTCATCTTCGGCCACGCTGGCAACATCGGCCCGGCCTTCGCCAAGATCTTCCGCACAGCCTTCACGCCCAAGGCCCTCGGCGGCGCGGCCAGCGGCATTGCGCTCAAGCAGACCATCGTCTGGGGCCTGCGCAGAAGCGCCTTCTCCAATGAGGCGGGCCTCGGCTCCGCGGCCATCGCGCACGCGGCGGCCGATACCAAGGGTCCCGTCCAGCAGGGCCTGTACGGCATCTTTGAGGTCTTCGCCGACACCATCGTCATCTGCACGCTGACGGCCATGACCATCATCTGCAGCGGCGTCGACATCACCTTCGGCCAGAAGGTCGGCTCCGAGCTCATCACGAGCGCGTTCGCCACCATGTTCGGCGTCAAATTCGCCTCTGTGTTCGTCGCGCTGGCGCTGACGCTCTTCGCATTCACCACGGTCCTCGGCTGGTCGCTCTATGGCAGCCGGTGCGTGCAGTATCTGTTCGGTCTCAAGGTCGCGAAGGGCTATCAGGTCCTGTTCATCATCATCGTTGTCGTCGGCGCGGTCGCCTCGCTCGACGTGGTGTGGGACATCGCCGATACCTTCAACGGCCTCATGGCCATCCCGAACTTCATCGCCCTCTTCGCCCTCTCCGGCGTCGTGGCGAAGCTCACGAAAGAGTATTTTGCGGATAAAACCAAACTGAAACAGTAA